TTATCTTTTCTTTGTTGCCAATGCCTTTCTTATCGCCGCCTGAGTTTCGTAGTCGACCTCTGCCTTGCCGACGGTGTTCCACAAATCAAGCTCTCTTTGCACCTCTGCGGCAAAGGGGCTTGGATATGCTCCGTTTGCGTTCGGCTCAATGCCTAAGATTTGTGCCTCCTCGTCGGTGAAATATCCGCGGTTGTACGCATTTTTGTAAGCCGTTTCCGCTCTCTTTGACATAATGTCCGCGAGTTGCTCCTCGCCCTCAAGACTTCTGTAATACTCATAATTTTCGGTATCGTATTTGTCCCTTTCAAGCTCGTTTGCATTCATACGTTTTGTGTATGCCTCATAGATAGTTCTGTCAATATCTGCGTCGGTTGCCTCGTTAAAGCGGTCATAGAGCATATTGTTCTTCTCGGTCTGTGCTTCGTCAAGCTCAAGGAGTCCCGACAGATACTTGTGCTTGTTGTCAATATCGTCAGCATATCTCTCGTAGGATTGCTCTGCAAGCTCGCCAAGCTTGTCATTAAGCTGAGAATTGTAGTAGTTAAGCTGCTGAGCACCGGCAGTTACCGCTGCACTGCTTTCATAGCCGCCTGTGAGTGCCGCCATCTGTCCGAATGCGTCCTCATAGGCACGCTGACCCTCGCGATGATACATCTCGCGATATGCTCTGTAAGCCGGGTCTTCTTCAGGATTGTATTCCCAGTCCTCCGTATTCTCAATGTCCTCTACCGCATTGGAGATTTTCTCGTCATACTTGTTTTCTTCAATGCCAATGCTATCCTTTAGCTCCGAGATTGCGTTGTCCATTTCGTCCTTGTTTACGTGAGCTTTACTGTCCCCATCAATGTGGTAGTCCTGCATCTCTTTGCCGCCGACATACACCTTTCCGTCCTTAAAGTTGACAGTATTCTTTAGTCCTGAGCTGCTTGCATAGTCTGTTGCAAGTCTTTTGTTTTTTTGTGTGCTTTTCTTTCCGATTGTTTCTATATTATTTGACATTTTAGTGTCCCCTTTCTTTGATTACATTTATTTGTCCGACCCCTTTAATACATTTAGATATTATTTATAGCAGAAGCCTGAGATGATTTGAGCTTTTTCAAGTCATCTATAAGTTTTTCTTTGCCGTCAAAATCCATAAGTCTTAACAGCATAACCGACGAATCTATATTCCCCTGTGAGAAAACATTCTCTTTCCAGAGGGACAGTAAAAGCTCGTTGGTGCTTTCGCGAGTATAAGGACTTCTCTTTTGAGGAACGACCTCAATATCAACCTCAACACGTTCCTTTTTGGTAAGTCCCACATCAAAGCCGAGTACGTCGCTCACAGGTGACTCGTGATAGAGATTTTCGTTCGAAAATTCCTCAAACTGCTTCACTCCCCACTCGTCTGTAATTCGATAAACTCTCTTTTTGGTGAAGAACTCACGCATAAGCTCAATCACCATTATAATGATGTCCTTGTACATATCATAGGAGTCATCAATCAACGCACGTGACTGCTTTTCGCCCGTCTGACGAAGCACCGTAATCGCACTTGCGGCAGTAACACCGCCGTTTACACCGCCCTGCTGGAAGTCACGGTTGCCGGCAATTTCCTTGAGACGGTCAATCTTGTTGCCCAGATGTGCAAGAGCAAACTCACCCAGCGACGCTGTCTGTTGCGGAACAATTCCCGACGGGTCGCCCTGAACCTTGATTAAATCCTTGGAGTAGTCCATCAAATCGTCCTCGTTGACACCTACGCTTTCTTTGTATATCCATCTCTGCTTGGCACTGAGCATAATATTTTTGATGATGGCACTGTCAAGCCTGTCAATGTACATCTGAGGATTTTTGATGATGTCCACCAGACCAAAGCCAAAGGGACAGTTATCCTCAGGATAAAGTGCGTCGAACACTACCGGATACATACCATGTGCATATAGCCCGTTTTCGTACCCCTCGGTGTCCTCGGTTGCGTCTATGATGTTATCGTCAACCAGCTTCATAAGGTGCAGAGTACCATCAGGCTTTTTGTAGTAGCAGTCAACCACAACGGTTTTTCCGTCGGCACTTGTTGTACCGCGATAGTCTTCTACCGAGGCATCTCCTGCAAAAAGCTCTCTGTGCTGAGGATATTTTTCGCAAAGCAGGTCGTTGTCAACGGCATTGACAATGAACAAAAATCGGCTGTCCTGAACGTCACTCACGTGCATATCACAGTAGACATTCAAAAGGTCAATCGAGCGGATTTCGATGTCCTGCTTTTCCTCATCATAAAAAATCCCATATATTCCTGTGCCGTACTTGAGTTTTTTTCGCCAGTTAGCCTTGTAGACCTTTTTGAAGCCGCTCATATCTAATTGAACAGGAATTATTTTGGAAAGAAGCTGGGCGGTACGTTCGTCGCTCAGATTTCTTTCTATCAGATTTACCGACGGGAAGTTGTCCACCGCATCGGCATATCGGTTTTCTATCGCACTGAACACGAACGAGGTCGAAGCCTCAAGCTCATTTGTGTCTTCTCGGTAAGAAACAGAATTTCTTTTTCTGTACCAGTCGGCATTGTCTAAGATTCTTCTGTGAAGCTCCTCCTTGTCCGACTTGTAACGTGCAAAGGCATTCATGGCCTTAGTCTTTAGCTGAGGCGAAACCTTGCCTTTGTATTTTGTTGCTATACTCATTTTTTTCTCCTTTCTTTTTGCGGGCGAAACCTATCGCCCTCCCTTGGGCAGAGGGAGTTCCCCCTGCCCGCAAATTTTAATCTAACGGATTCCACATTTTTTGTGTTTTTGCTTTTTCCCTCTCCGGCTTTATCGGATTTTCCATAAAGAAATATCTTGCCGCGTCATAGTCGTGGTCCTCAAGCGAGCTGTCCACGTCCTCGACGTTTACCGCATCATAGACGAGCTGTGGAAGAGTTCTTATAAACTGAGAACATGTCTTGAACACATACATCATCGGCAAGCCTTCTTCGTCAAAGGCAAGGCGGTAATGCATCTGCATTTTTCCGCTCAGGCGGTCATTTTTTCCTCTTTCAAAGTAGACGCCCTCCTGCTCCATCATACGTATTACCGTTCCGTCGCTGCCGCGTGACTCGTCCCAGATAGACGGGTCAGCCACGCCTGTGATTTTGTGTCCCCTCTCAAAAGTGTCCTCTATCTCGCGGATTTTTTTGGCAATTTCCTTCGGCTGCCACTTTATGCCCGTATTCGGTGTGTCGGTGCAGCCATAAAGCTGACGATACAGATATGCCCGCCCGTCATAGTCAATTGCCCACCATTGTACCGCAAACGGCTTTGCATAGCCAAAGTCGAATGAGCGGTATCTCCGCCAGCCATCGGGGATTTCGAACGGCTCAATAACGTGAGTATTAACTCTTGAGAGATACCCCTCGGAGGCATTTCGCCACTCGGTAAAAACCTGTCCCGAAAAGCTGTTCCAGTCTCCGTACAAAAGAGCTTTCTTTTGTGCTTCGGGTAACATTCCCAGATTTGCCAGATAGTTCGGGTCGTTTTTCATCAGCACCTCGTTGTCGAATACTGACGAGGGAACAAAGCATCTTGTCCTTTCGATTTCTATGCTCCTGCCCTCCGCATCGACGATAGTGCTACGATAGGTGTAGGTTTTGTCCGGCTCCTTACCCTCGATAAATCTCTCCTTTACCCACCCGTGGCCAATGCCGCCGGGGTTGGCAGTTGAGCGGATATATACTCTGAGACCCTCACCGTCGGCTCTGTTTCGCGAGATGAGATACTCATATTCCTCTTGCGAAAAGTGCGTCAGCTCGTCAAAGCCTATGAACGAGTACGAAAGCCCCTGATAGTTTATGTAGCTGTCGCGGTTGGGCATTGAGCCAAAGTAAATCTTTGCCCCCGAGGGAAAGCTCCAGCAATGCTCGGTAGAGTTATACTGGGCGGCGGGATATGCCCGTTTGTAGTAGCGGAGAGATTTTAAGATAAGTTCTCTTAGCTGGGGAAAGGTTTTTCGGAATATAATCCCCCTGTAATTGGGATTATCCACCTGACGCAAAGCTTCTATCACCATTGCGTCAGACTTGCCCCCACCTGCTGCCCCGCCATAAAGGACTTCATATTCGTCGCGGCTCATAAAGTCGCATTGCCGCTTTTGCGGCGACCATATTATTTTTGTCATTTCCAGTTCACCACTTTTTCTGAGTCGGTCATTACAACGCCGCTGCCGATGCTGCCCAGAGCAATGTTTAGCTGCTCCAAGAGCATAACGCACCATTGTCTGAGTGCCGCCGCATCATCTGCCGCAACTCCCGTTGATCCGGGAGGATAATCAATGTTTAATGTCATATTTTCTTTCTCCTTTCTTGCTTCTCAGGTCGGGAAGGGTATATTAATCCTATTGCTCAGACATCTCGCAGGCTTGCTCCAAACTCGCAATAACGAATTAATATACCCTTCCCGACCTTCTTCTAACCTATGCTAAAAGAGCAGGCGAAGTATATTTTTGACGTTATTGCCGAGTTTTAAATCGTAAGATTTATTGTCTGAGGCAAAGGCAAAAATATACTTTGCCTGCCTTTATCTACGTATATTTACCACCAGTTACAAACACGAGTATCAGGCAGAGAATTACTGTGCTTTATTATAAACTTGTCATAATCCTCCAGCCTTGAATTAAATACCGCCATATGCTTGTTGTAGGTGTCAAAATCCCTTTGGTTAAAGCATATCTTTGCATTGATAAAGTCATAGTACATTGTGTCAAAGGGTGCAGAGCAGACAGGCTTGTCGGTTATAACTCTTTTTATGTCCCCGATGCAGTCGCCCTGAACTGGCAGTTCGGTATCAAGAGTGATTTCAACAGTTTTGTCGTCATTTGTTTTAGTGTCCCCTATGGTTGCACAGATAACTTCTCCGTCAATTCCGATTTCCACAATATCGCCAACCTCAAAAGGTGCTTGCGGCAAGGTAAGCACTAAGTCGTTTATACTCATCTGTACTCCCACAAGCTCAATGTTTCTTATGTTTTTGTACTTTGGGTGGCACAAGAGCTTAATGTTTCCGCTTGCTCCCTGACCTTTTATGCAAATGCCGTTATCACTCTGGACAAAATAAATCTGATGCTTTGCAAGGTCGCTTTTCTTAATCATTCTGCCTCCCACAATAACACGCTCTATGTCCAAAACAGTAAGACCGTCAGGGAGAGTGTACTCTCCGTTTGTTGCTTTTGCACTCACCATTTCAAAAGTAGAATAATGCTCTCTTGTAAGCAATGCTCCCAGCTCGTCGCACCACATAAGCTTTTCCTCAAGGCTGTATTCGTTTGGAAACATGGTGTCACAGGTTTTTATCAAATCAATTATGTTCATATCTTTCTCCTTTCCTTATACTCCCGTCCGCCGTCGACATTTTTCAGTTCAATATCATAGAGTATTGTGTTGCCGTTGCCAACGAGCCTGATTTTGTGGCTTTTTGTGTTGTGCCATCTTAGAGGAATGCTATAAATATGCAGCTTTCCTGTACCCTCGCAGCTTTGATGCTCACAGAACTTTTCGCCGTCGCAGGAGGAATATATTCTTATTGTCTTACCCTTATCTATTTTTGCTCTTATCCAAAGATAGTTCGGGTGTGAATTTGAGCAATCCTCCTGGAAAAACTCGCAGCTTTCCAGCTCCCAAGCTGAGCTATCTTCTGCAAAAAAAGAGAGAATGGAGTTGTCACCTCCGGCATAGAGCTTGCCATGGTCATCAAAGAAGCCTGCAATTTCTCCCGAAGTTGACATACTGTGCCAAAGCTGGTATCTTGCATCAAACACAAAAAGCTCGCCCGTTCCCTCGCTGCTTGTGGCATAAACATAGTATTTGTTGTTCTTGCCAATTCCGACAGCGCTGACAAAGTCCGCAGCAAGCTTTTTGGAAATATTCTCAAACCCAACTCCGTCAAAACGATAAAAACCGTCTTTGGAGAGAAAATACAGATAGCCTCCGACCTGAGCACAGCTCCTGATGTCAATACAGCCTATACCATCTACATTTCTTGCAATAGAGAAATTTGAGGGAACTGTTCCGCTGATTATATGCAGGCAGTTTTCCTTAAACGCAATCACATAATTTCTGTATGAAACTATTCCAGTAAAACCACCGCCGGAACCAATACCCACATAATAACTATCGGTAGCAACTCCATTGAAGCTGTTGAAGTTTTTGAAATCTCCCAGCTTGGAAGCATAGATATATTCACCATTGGGATTTACTCCCCAAAGTCTGTTGTTGTGAACGCAAACGCTGTTCATAACAGGCAATGCCTTGCGGAAAACCGGTCCGTAGTGGAGGCGGTCTGTAATTCTTTGGTTAGAGTTGTACGAGAAGTCTATGTACCCTTTTGCAGCAACTCTTTCTCCATGCACGTTGTATGCAGCATAATCAAGATAGCTGGCACTTTTGTTAAGATTGACAGCTGTTACTATGCAGCTGACCTCATCTGTGGAGTCGGCGGCACTGTATCGGCTTTCCCTTATGAGAGTATTGCGGGCATATTGATACTCAGTTATTCCTGAAGAATTATTGTACTGTGACTTCAGATTGCAAAGCACAATAGAATCTCCCACCTTAAAAGAATTTAATAATGCCTCGCTGTCGGCATATATTCTGTAAGAGTGATCTTCGTATTTTGATATTGCCGCGGGCAACGATTTTAAACCATATGGTATCGGGGTTATAAAATAAGCACAGTCCACCCTTATAACGTGTCCGGCGCTGGTTCTTTCTTCATAAGGAGTGTGTTTTAGGTAGTTGTAGTAGAGCATACATCTGTCAGAAAAATTGTTGTAGCAGCATATTATTATGTTGCCGTTCATTTTTGTAAGCTCCACACGTCCTTTGGAAGGAATGTATGCGTCACAGTAGAAGGGGATTTTTTCGCCCTTGTAGTAGAAGCTTGTTCCTGCAACTCCCGTAAAAGTTTGGTCAAAGCCGTCCTCGGGGCAGAGAACGGCTCTTATGTTGGTGATTTCGTTACCGTCAGAATCGGTCAGCTTTATAGTCTTGGGGGCTTTTTGGGAGGCAAGGCAGGGGTACTCGTCAGCGGTGACATTCTGAGCTTTTACAAATTCCCCTTTTTCGCCCGCACAACGTCTGTTTATTCCTCTGAAAGAGGAAATAAGAGATGTATTTTTTTCTGCCATAGCTTTTGTGTCCCCCTATCAGCATTTACCTAAAAAGGTGTCAATGAATTTTGCCGCCGCAATATCTGCCTTGATGGTGTTGCGTTCGCTTTCCTCAATAATCATTGCCACCTTTCTTGGTACTTTTACGTGCTCGCCGTAGCGTATCTGATAGTTAACTCCGTTTAGTGTCACCACAAAGGCATTGCCTGCCTCGCCCTCCGGCTTTCTTACATATACGTCTACAAGCTCGTCGAAATATTTTTGTGTCCCTTTATTTTTCATAATAAAATCTCCTTTCATTCGAGGTCGGACAGGCTATATTAATCCTATTGCTCAGACATCTCGCAAGCTTGCTCCAAACTCGCAACAACGTATTAATATAGCCTATCCTCCCTCCTTTAAACTGTGTTATAAGAGCAGGAGGAGTGTATTTTTGCCGTAAGTGCCGAGTTTTAAATCGTAAGATTTATTGTCTGAGGCATAGACAAAAATACACTCCGACTGCTTATTTGGTAATATCTAAGTATTAATAGGTTGGAAATTTAAGCAGTTGCCAATGACTCAAGTCTTACCATATACATATCGGTAAGAATTCTGCACAAATGATATGCCTTCCAGCCCATTGTCGCTCTCTGATTCAATGGGTCTCCGCTTCCGGCAGAACCAAGACTCTTGGTGATGTTTTCAAGAGTACTCTTTATGTCAGTAACGCCGTATGCGTCAGCACCCAAAACAAGAGTTGAGTATACAGGCTTTGAAGAAGCTGCACCCTCGCCCGGATAAATCTTCATATCAACCTTGACAAGCGACTTTGAAAAATCCTCATCAACCACGATTGATGCACCAAAGTCCTCGCCGAACTTGCCTGCTTGTGCTGAAGCAACAGTATAAATTCTTCCGCCAATGTTAAGGCTTCTGCCAACAAGCTCATTTGCCTGCTCTTCTGTGATGGTTTCGTATACATAGATAGTGGAAGTGTCAGCATCAGCCTTGACAATTGAAAGCTCATTATAATCAGCCAATGCCTCACCTCTGAATACAGTAGCAAGCGGACTTTCTACAAATCTTACTCCATAAAGCTCGCCTACCTCGCCCTCAAAAAGCGGAGTTCTTGCCTGATACTGCTGAGCGTGAATCCACTTTTCGTCACTCATAAGGTCGTGAGCAATGTCAGGGTGTACAATAGCAACATACTTTCCGTCAATTCTCTTTGCCTTGTTGACTTTTAGAGTTCTGACAATTTCGCGGATAGTATCTATTGTTGCAACGTCGCCCTCGGCAAGCTCGCTTCTTGAGTTCTTGCCACCTGCATAGTACACGTTCAGACCTGTTGACAAGACGTCAGCAGTCAAAGAGTCAAGTGTTTCGCCGGCGTTGTTTGCAAGAGTTTCGTTAATTCTGAGCATTTCGGGTGACGGGTCAGGAGTGAAGAAGTCAAACTGGTCGGTTGTTGCAATGTACGCACCATACTGCTTCGGAATACCTGTCACACGCGAGATGTTCATTGATGTACCTTCAGGCGTAATACCTTCGGTAAGCGGAGTCTTTGCCAATGGCAATGGACTCATCTTGTCCCAGGCAACGATTTTGCCTTTACCCTTTTCGAGCTTTGCCTTCTGACCAAATTGGTGGTGAATAAGCTCTGTCTTTGATACGTTTATCAGCTGACGGTTAAGCACCGGCTGATACAGAGGTGCAAGCCCCTGTGAAGATGTTTTGTTTACGTTAAAAATTGTTTCGTTCATATTTTATTTCTCCTTTCAAATCTACCTTTTAGTTTTTGTAATATGATAGAATTTTTCGCAGATTGCTGCCTGACACAGCGAAGTCGTACATCGGTACTTCGAGCTGTGGAAGGTAGCGAGATGCGGAAAATAATGTCATATTTATCTGTTTTTCAATTTACGCAGATACCTTTCAAAATCCGCATCGCTCATGCCCTCAATATTAAGCTCAGGTGAGCCGTTGGCATTTGCAGTGCTCTGTCCGTTCTGAGATATAATGCGTCTTTGCGGCATAGACATTGCCATATTGTTGACTGCAAGATAAGCCAGCGGAATTGCCTCGCCTCTCATTATGCGGTCATAAAATTCTCGGTTTTCCATAGCCTTTTCAAAATCAAAGCCCGGAACGACCCCTCTCATTGCTTCAACGTCCTTTGCCCAGCCGTTTCTTATCTCCTGAACTCTTTTGTCAAAGTCCGCCTTCTTTTGCTGCTGTGCTCTGTATCGCATAGCATCGGCTCTCAGAGCCTCGATGTCCTCCTCCTGAGGAGCTTTTTTGTTTTTCATTTCTTCATTCATCTTTGTTTCTCCTTTCAATTTCTTTGTTTACATCAGGAACAATAATAATGCCCCTTTCGGCCTCGTTCTCTTCGCTGCCGTCAAGCCCCATATGCTTGCCAAGCCATTCAAGAGCCTTCATTCTGTCATAGAATGTTACCTTGCAATCTCCGCTTTTGGTGCTTGTGATGCTTGAGATAGCCGTTGTGTCTACTTTGTTGTCCTCTGCCTTGAGATTTACTTCGTTTTTGTAAGTTTCTTCTCCGTTTTCGTCAACAGACACCTTTCTTCCAAAATCGAGAAAATCATTCAGGTCTGCAAAGGCAATCTTGATGTACATTCCAATGATGTCGTCTGCATCTATCAGTTCGCGGTTGAACCGTGCAGTTTTAAGCTCGCGTATTTTTTCGCGGATATTTTCGTTACGCATCAGCTCGTCCGCTTTGTCAGAAGCATCCTTGTAATCACAGTCAAAAGCATA